CTTTAATGGTTCTTAGAACCATTAAAGTAAAATAGTGGATTAATCCACTATTTGTATTTTAATGGCGCTGTAGACCATAAACTCATCCACTACTAAAAATTTTCTAAAAATTTTTTGATTTACATTTTTGTATAAATGATGATCGCTAAACAGGTGTCGAGACCCACTATATAACGTTCTCAAAGGGTTAAATTTGAGAATAAAAAAATGAATTTTATTCCGAACAAAATTACAAAAATAAAGATATAATGGAACCTATTACTAAAACTAACTTTTTGGGTGTCGTTATTGACACTGACGAATTTGAAGAAGTGGGGACTCTCGGAGTCGGATCTGTGCAACTGCGGGGTCAGGCAGGACTGGGAGCACCTCTTCCTCTGTCCGCGAGCACCGGGCGGTTTGCAAGCAGGTCGACTTGACAGAAGCCAAAGAGGCGGCAATTGACGTGGCCAAATACTGGGCCGATAAAATTTAACACGAAATTTTTCACAAAGCCGCTCGGTGCCGGACACGATAGAAGAAGAAGATTGACACTGAAAAGGGTTCAAGTAACCCTAAAATTAATAAAGCCCTGAATTATAGCTTTCAAGACTTGGAAAACATCTCTATTGACGAAGAAGAATTAATTGAAGCGATGAAGGTCATCAACGACCAAAAATACGACGTTTGAAAATATATTTTTTAATGCTTTTAAATAAGCATTAAAAAATTTAAAATTTCATATGAAATTGGAATGGTGTGGGTCGTTTTTCACGTAGTTTTATCTGCGAGTGGGCTCTCAAACCCACATCATTGGCACCATAAAGAGCGGACCAAGCCGAATAACGCTTATTGTTTTCATTGATTTGGTATTCCGTCTTGATATATTCGGCCATAAACTCAACCACCTGATTTAGGCTATAGTTTGAGCTAAAACCCACGTTATCTTGAACTGTAAAATCCGGGGTCTTTACCACACCAAAATCACCACTAAAGTTGCCATCACCGGGGATATTGTATCTGGTAAAAATATCTCCTGGGAAAGCTCTGTGATTGCTTAGAAACGAGTCCAAAACACTCTTGATAACTCTGTCTGTGACTCGAATGGGTCGTTTATCCAACCCCATAGTTTTATGCATAACGGCGTCAGATATCCAAGTTATGACACTCGGATCATAGTATGATTTGTTATAATGTTGTCCGTAGGACGTGGAATCCCATCCAACGTGTCTTGTGTCCATTTATTTATTATTTTTTTAAAAATGAAATTTTTGGTTAAAAATACCAGAAAAATAAACCAATCAAGACGATGACTAAATCTAACGTAGATTCTGGTGTAGAACTATACGACATTGCAAATATTCAATTTGGTGTACTTTCACCAGAAGAAATATTAAAAATGTCATGTTGTAATGTTACAGCTGTAAAGGTGTCTGACAAAGGAGAAAATGTTTATTCAAAGTTTATGGGTACCATAGAAAATGGGGAAAGCTGTAAAACATGTGACTTGGTTGTGTGGGAGTGTCCTGGACACTTTGGGCATTTTAAATTAGAAATTCCAATAATTAACCCAATTTTCATGAATGATGTCTGTAGCGTACTGAGATGTCTGTGTTTTGAATGCTACAAGTTTATACTTTCCACGGACCATCTTAAACTTGAAAATATAGTGAAAAAATTTTCAGATATTCTGTTGTGGGTCAAAAATATTAAATGTTGTTATCACTGTGGCACAGAAAAGACTGCTATATCGGTGGTTAATGAAACAATAGTGGATGAATATAAGACCCCAATCGATACTTATAAAATTCTAAGAGTACTCGAAAATATGGATGACCAAACCGTAAAATTTTTAGGTTTCAATCCGGAGATGGCCCATCCTAAAAATTTTGTATTTAAAATTTTTCCTGTTATTCCACCTTGTTGTCGACCATATGTTATGTCTGATGAAAATTGTTGTGACGACGACCTTACTTACCAATTGACCGAAATAATAAAAAACAATCAATATTTAAGCGAAGAATACCTTAATAAAAATGAACTCAAACGAAAAAAATCAATGCTTCAATCATCCATTCTTACAGCCAATGACATCCATCAAAAGCACTTGACCAATTTAAAGTTTAGAATATCCACATATTTTAATAATTCAAAAAAGAAGGCTAAACACGCCTCAACCGCAAGACCAATTACCGGCTTAAAGGAACGTATAGCCGGTAAAGAGGGCCAAATTCGAAACAATTTGCTGGGAAAAAGGTGTGATCAATCGGGTAGAACAGTTATAGGCCCGGATCCAACATTAAAATTAGACGAATTATGTGTACCGAAAGAAATTGCTGAAATATTGACTATCCCAGTACATGTTACGGCATTCAATCTACAATATCTGACTGAACTAGTCAATTCAAACAAAGCAAATTTTCTAATTAAGGCCTTCGATCCAAAGCGCAGCATTAACCTTAAAAATGCTATAAACTTTCGCGGTACACTCTTGTATTTTGGGGATATCATAGTTAGAGATGGCCAACAAATAATCATTCAAGATACAAAGTTTGAGTTAAAGGAAGGGGACTCCATTATTAGAAACGGCAAACAACTTAATAGTGTTGTATATCCTCAAAAGAAATTTATACAATTAGAAATTGGAGATATAGTTAAACGACAACTAATGGATGGTGACTATGTACTTTTAAACAGACAACCCACGCTACATAAAGCATCTATGATGGCTCACAAGGTTGTCATTCGCCCTACTAAAACATTTAAAATTAATTTAGCTGCAACCAAACCATATAATGCGGATTTTGATGGAGACGAGATGAATATACATGTACCACAATCTTACGAAGCTATGGCCGAATTAAAAGAGCTTAGTTCCACCTTAAAATGTATAATGTCCAGTCAAAATGGCAAACCAAACATGGCTATAGTACAAGACTCCCTAATTGGTTTATTTTTCTTGTCAAAAGATGACTGGTTCGAACAGACCTTGGACCAGGAGCAATTTTTTGATTTATTAATGGTAATGGACGGTTTAAAAAATTACAAACAAAGAATGGATGATATTGACCACATTTTAAATATTGAATATAATGGTAAACAAACCCTTTCGTTTAATGGTAAACTAATTCTTTCGTTCATGTTTCCTTTTGATTTCGACTACTCTACACCACAACTTGAAATAAAAAACGGAGTGTTTTTAAGGGGAACTTTAACCAAAAATATTGTAAATTCTTTAATAGCCGTTTTATACAAAGATTATGGTGAACTCGAAGTCGCAAATTTTATCAACAATATTCAATTTGTGACCAACAAGTACCTCGTTGAAAGAGGTTTCACCATTAATGCTGACGATTGCCTTAAAAATTTTGAATTAATTAAAGAAACCGAACAATTGTGCCAATCAACCTTTATAAAATCGAAAAATATAAAAGAGGTAACAATTAACCCTTTTATAAGGGAACAGAAAATTCTTGGTGCTTTAAACAGTTGCACGGATCAAATCATGAAGAAAAGTAAAGATGCTCTTTCACCATTAAACAACTTTAAAGTTACAGAAGAATCAGGGAGTAAAGGAAGCATATTTAACATTTGTCAGATTACAAGTATGTTGGGGCAACAGACGATAGATGGTAGGAGATTGAATGGCCTAATACATCCTCAAGAAAATGAATTTAAAAATAAAGGTTTCATCGAGCATAGTTTTGTGGAAGGTTTGAGTCCTCGAGAATTTTTCCATCATGCCATGGCGGGGCGTAAAGGCGTTATCGACACAGCTCTTCAAACATCTGTTTCTGGTTACGGGCAACGACAGGGTGTCAAACTAAACGAAGATATAAAAGTGTATCCCGATTCCACAGTTAGAGATGTTAATGGTAGACTGTACCAATATATTTTCGGAGAAGCCGGTTATGATCCTTCTCAGGTTGTAATGGTTGATGGAGACCAGACTTTTTGCAATGTTTATAGACTTGTTCAAAGATTAAATAAACCATACGAGCAGTTTAGATCTTTGAATTCGGAAGAAATTAATTGGATGGTTGATTTTATCCAACCAAGGTCAAATATTCCAAAAGATGTTGAAGATAGAATTTGTAAGGTGAGAAAGGACCCTATCATGAAACAACTCTTAAATATTCAAATTAGTGATGAAGCCATACCTATTTTGAAGCAAGAATTAGAATACCGTTATTACAAGAGTCTGATAACTCCGGGTGAATGTGTTGGTATTGTAGGTGCTCAAAGCATGGGAGAATTTATCACACAGGCAACCTTAAACACGTTTCATGTTGCAGGATCGACTACAACCGGCGCAGTTACCAATTGTCTAACACGTTTTCAAGAAATAAATAATGCAACCAAGAACCCTAAAAATGTTACGTGCAAAGTGTATTTTACAAAGGATAATTTAACCATTGAAAGTATAAGACAAAAAGGATTATACCTAAAGCATGTCACTTTGCACGAATTAGTGGAGTCTTGGAGTATAAAAAAGGTAGTAAAAGAATGGTGGTATAAACCATTCTTTAAACTTTACGACCGTGCAACCGACGAATTTAAAAATTCGACACATGTGGTCAGAATGAAGCTTAAGAAAGACATTGTGTATTCTCAAAAAATAAATATGGAAATGGTTAAGGAATCCTTGGAAAATAAATTTAACGTTTATTGTATATTTTCACCATTATCTGTTGGATTAGAATTACATGTGTTTTGTGAGCCTGAGATTAAGCTTGATTCGTTTCTTCAAAACAACTTGCTAGTAACCACTATTTGTGGAATTGACGGTGTTAGGAGTATATCGTATCAAAAATGTGAAAAATTGAAAGTGTGGTATATTCAGACCCAAGGAGGAACATTGAAAGACTTTTATGCTTTAGACGATATAGATGTGGAGAATACCTCCACGGATAACATTTGGGATATCTATAATACGTTAGGGATAGAAGCGGCCAGAGAATTTAGAATCAAAGAAATGGTTGAAATTATGGGATCCGGGGTTGATTTAAGCCATATAAAGTTAAGAGCGGATAGATTAACGTTTACCGGTACAATTCAATCATTAACTAGATATACGATGAGAGGGGAAAAACCGTTTTCCAAGGTTGGTTTTGAGGAGATTATGGAAAACTTTTATCGAACCGCTAGAGATGCGGAAGTGGACGATTTAACAGGTGTTTCAGCCTCTATAATATGTGGCAAAAGAGCAAAGGTTGGGACATCCATGTTTGATATTAAATTAGATATTGAAAAATTATGTAGAATTAATGAAGAAACAACCATTAACTTCTACGAGGATGAGGAAGACGACAGGTTTATAGATTATGATGAATATTAACTTTAAAATTTTTTAAACTCTAAAAAGAGTTTAAAAAATAATTAGGTATCGTATACCTTATTGATAGGTACTTTTGTCAAGTTATTATCGACTTTTAAAACACCACGTGGGATAGGGTTAATTGCATCCTTCAAATAATTTTCTAGAAAATAAGGATCGTTAAAAGCATTAAAACCTTCCGGATAAATGAAAATGAGAATGGTATCTTTACAGCTTTCTTTTAAACACATTGACAACCCACCAACTTGATTAAAAACACATGTATTATGGATTAATTTAACCTTTTTGAAAACATCTGTGTTTTGTGTTATTAAGATGATGGAATCAACCTTTAAATTTTGATTTAAAATATTTCTAATTAGGGTTAACAAACGGTTTAAATCATGAAAGGATTCTATGATTAAAACAACCTTGTTAGAAAATCTTTTTTTATTGTGGTAGTCTGAAACCAACAAATCGTCTAAATTAAAATGTTCCGTTGAAAGGTTTGAAAAGCTAAAATATAGGCTTAAAGCAATCATCAAAACTAATAATAAGGAAAACGTTATTTCATACATCTTTATTATCTACCGAAAGAGTGAAACCGCTATAAATTTGATATAAATCGGGATCATTCTCTATTTTAACCAAGTGGTGCAAAATATCTATAAATTTTTTAGTTTCGGTAGTTTGACACTCTACAACCTTACATTCTTTAACCTTGAATACAACTTTAAAATTTTCGTTTAAAAGTTCTTTATACTTTAAGGATTTCTTAAAAGTTTTAAATTCTTCCATGGTTCCTTTAACCACCAATTTATATTTTTTGTCTTCTGTATTTTCGTATTTTAATGGTTCCAATGCTCTTTTAACCGTGAGATATTTAATAATTAATTTAGGCATTTTAAGGTCAATTTCTTCAACCCCAAATTCTTTTCCAAAAGATAGTAAACTTATGGTGTTGTCTACCGATTGTCCGAAAGCATGTTGCATAGCGGATCCAGGATAGTATATATTTGGTTGTGGCCATTGTTTGTTATGAATATGGCCACTAACCACCATTGGATAAGACGTGTTCCATTTATCGCCTTCTATGCTTTCAATTGCACCCATTTTACATTTATAAAATTCTTGATGAGCAAAGACACCTTTAAAATTTTTAATTTCATCTTCAACAAATTTAGTATTAATGGCTTCTAAGAACCTTCCCGGAGGTACGTACGGAACAAATAAAAATCTGCTGTCGTTAAAGCTAAAATCGGTCACATCGTCAACAATGATTACGTTTCTCCATTTTTTTAAAGAATTCATCCAATGGTGATCGGATAGGAACTGTTGGTTATTAGTGTAATCGTGGTTTCCAACAAGCACAAATGTTTGATGATTTTTCGAAATAGAATTTATAAACTGTAAGGCTAAATTGAGCGGATGAACATCTATTCTATCGTGATTATCTAAAAGGTCTCCTGCAACCACTATAAAATCTATTTTATTTAAGCTTATAATTTCCTCAATTCTTGATATAAATTTTGGTATAAATTCAACATTTTTCACCTTAAAATGTGGATCTCCAATAAATAGTACGTTTGTAGCCATTGTTTTATTTAATATTTTTTATCAAAAAATTTTCAATTTCTAGATTACATGAACCATTCATAGGGAAACTTGTCTATAGTATGAACTATACCATTAGAAACGATAGAAGAAGAAGGAGTCAATATTCTAGCCTTGCCATTAACCAATATTCCAAATGGTGGCCTGGTGAATGTTGTTGGTTCAAATTGAACGCAGTGCACTGTTTCCATAGTCAAAGTATTGACTTGATCTCGAGTTTTATATCTGGTAAAGGCGCTTTGTATAATCATTGTTGTAGTCAACTCGCTTGGTACAATAACACTATTGACCATTTTTCTTGCGGTTTCAAAAGATATGCTTGGTACAATCTTATCTTGTACAATAGGTCCGTAAGGGTCAATACACGCCTTTAAAGTTGTAGTTGGAAGAAGTAAGTCTATTGGAACAAATAGGGTTAATTTAGTCTGAGGATCGTTCAAAATACCATCCATACCGGCGATTTTTACAAGCTCTCTGAAAGCTGTATACTTTTCGATCGCGTCCAAAAGGTTTAGAGACTTGCCTTTTGGTCCTGTGAGACCAAAAGGGTTAACCACATTTTGAATAGGCGTCTCGAAAGGTGGATATTTATCCACAATAGTTACAGTTGTAGGTAAAGCAAAACTCATGTTTATTTGTTGTATTATCTTGTTGTGAGTTTTATTCTTATATTAGAAATTAATTTGCACTTTTTTATTTATATTTTTTAGAATATAAATGAATACATTAAATACTTATACGTATAAAAATAAAGACTTTTACCTCTTGGACGAACTCAAAACGTACGATCCAAAATTCTTTTATGGATGTGCTCAAATGGGACCAGAAAAAATTATCAACAAAAAGAGTATAACTGAATACAAAGTGGTCAAGTACACCAAAAATAAAGATAATGAATACGAATGGTCCGAGTCAACTTTAAAATATAAAAGATGTAAACTATTTGTTGGCGTGGAGTGGGCTGGTTTAAATATACCTAAACTATGTGGACGAATGGAAGGTTACAAATATCCAGATGCTCCACCTATTCTAAAACTAACAGATAAGGAGTGTTTTAAGGATAAAGATGGTTACATTCTACCTGTAGAAGTTAGAGGGGAAAGAAGTGAAGATAAGGTATACTTTAAGGCTAAAGACATTGGTAAAATATTTGAGATGGAAAACTTATGCCGTGTGGTATATAACAAACATAATGGTTATCAACAAAGCGAAGATTATGTAATATTTTCTAATTGTGCAGGACTCACCACTGGTGAGTCCTGCGAGAATAAAACTAAACCATCTCTCTTCTTGACGTATAATGGTTTGCTCAAGGTTGTATTTTTATCTCGATCCGGTATAGCTAAAGAGTTTAGGAGTTGGGCTACAAAAGTGGTATATACAGCCCACATAGGCACTACCGAACAACGAAAACAACTCTCTAAGCAAATCAAAGGTGGAGCTGAACCCGAAGAAGTTAAAAATGTTTTAAAGTGCAATGTAACCTCTACTCCTTGTATCTATCTGTTTTGTTTAGGTGGTGTTAAAGACCTTAAAGAAAACGAAATTTTCAAAGAAGTTTTAAGTAACCACAAAAATTCAGATAAGGTGTACAAGTATGGTAGAAGCATAGATTTATGTAGAAGAACTGGCGAGCACCGCAGGTCTTGGACTCCATTAGAAATTAAGTTGTCAAAATATGCTTACATCGATCCACAGTATACCTCTAAAGTAGAACTTGACCTTAAAAACTATCTTTCTAATGATTTAGAATGTCAATTTTTAAAGGTCAAAGGACCCGATGGTCAAACTACAAACGAAATAGTGGTCCTTTCCAACCAACAATTGAAACTTTTGAGCGACAAGTATGTGGATTTATCGAAGGAGTATGGAGGGTGCTTGATCGACATCACAAAAACTAATATAGAATTAGAGAGGAGACTTGAAACCTTAACCATGTCGCATGACTCCGAAATGGAGAAACTAAAGCATAAAATAGAACTTGTCGAAGCCAAATACAGTCATCAGTTAGATCTAAAGGACAAAGAGAATGAAATATTAAAGCTTAAAATGGAGCTGTTAACCATTTCAAAAAATTAAATTTTTAATGCTTTTTAGAAGCATTAAAAATTAAGATATTACTTTTCGGTTAAATTTATTTTCTTTTCAAACAAGTGTGAAATAAGGACAGTTGTACCATAATATTCATATTTTATACTTTTATTGCTCTTACGGAACTGTTCAATGGTCAAATTACCACCATAAGCTTTCAACAATCGAAAATTGTTTGCTGGTGAGATACGGGTGGTTAAACCAAGCATAAAATGTAACAGTCTTTCAGAATCTGAATATTTGGACCCCCCAACCTTTGTTTTTTCGTCATTTATAAAAGCGAGACAACATTCTGGTGAACAAAATATACCATCAACTTCATAATAAGCATCTGAAATTTCAATGATCTCATTCGACCTTAAAAGATCCGATATATCCTTTTTCTTTGGAATGTTTTCTTTTATGGTGTAAACCGTGTTTGAAATTTCCCCTTTTGTTTTAACCTCGGTTACACCTGTTTTTGCCACCTGTTTAGGTTTATAGTGGAGTGGGCAAAATATACCTACACCCTCGAAAGTGTGGTGGTCCCAATGACACCTTATAGCTTCTGGTATCTGTTTAAAATTTCTTGGAAACGTCCATAGCTCTTTGACGCGCTTGATTTCATCATAAATCTTAACTTTTTCATTGGCTTCAATTCCATGGTTATTTTTAATCTTTTTTCTATCAACAACTGATAGATCAATTTTTTTATAAGGTTCGTGCTTGTTTTGCGCCATATTTATTAAATTAATTTTTTATAGTCAAAATTTCAATTTTTATATAATGAAGATAGATTGTGCGAGTGCGACTATACAAGTCGAAGAAGAGAAATCTAATGTTGTTGAACAAGTCAGATTTGTCTCGAATCCTTACGATTTGTCTCGAATCCTTACTTTTTTGGAGTCTACTCTTAGATTTTGAGAGTTGTGTTGAGTTGAGTTGTGTTGAGTGAGAGACGACACTCAACTCTTACTTTTGGAGACTCTAAAAACAACATTGCGTTTTTTCTTAGTTTTATGGTTAAAATTTCATTTGTGGATAAATGACAGAGTCTACTATAATTTGGCTTGTATAGTCGAAAGCAGTTTCCGCGACTACAAGGGTCGAATAAATCAAATGCTATAGCAACAAATTGAAATTTTTCTTATTTTAAAAGTATAAATAAACCATAATGTCAAACAAAATAAATATATTTGAAACACCGGTTCTCCAGACTTTTTTGGTCAAAACCAATCTTATTATCAATCTCGAAAACCTGGTCGAGGCTATAAATATATCAAGTGAGTCTAATAGAGCTGGTACCATTACAGCTTTAAAATATAAAAAGATAATTAAGGGGAATGAGAACCTTTTTAAAACCAAAAATGGATTTAAAAACGCGTGCCATCTTGTGATGTGTCACACCTTATTTAAGCGCAAGAAGAAAATGGTCCATATAAAGATTACAAATATCGGGACGTTTCAGGTTATTGGTATACCACAAGTAGACGTTGAAAAGGTTATGTACAAGATATACACTTTATTAGAAAAATTAAATAAAAATAATGATGTATTTACAGCTAAAACTTACAACGAAAATGATAGATTGGAAATTGTGATAGTTCCAATTTTATGTAATTTTATGATTATGTTGGACCAAGAAGTAACAAAAAATATTTTCGAAAATTCAAAGGTAGACATAATTCAAAAATTTATTGATAAAAATTTTGTGGCTTTTTTTCTCCCTAACGATAGAGCTATAACGATCAAAAAATCTTTTGATGTTGGGGAGTTTATTAACCATCCAATAAAACATGTTTGTTGGAATAAGAAACAAGGTAAAACCACCCAGCACATAGCATACGAGTCGTACACAACTCTACTTGATGGTGAACAGAAGCAGAATGCTTTAAATAAAAAATATTTAACTTTTAGGTTGTTTTCTACCGGAAAAGTTCTAATTAGCGGATTCGATGAAAACTTGATAAAAAAGGACGTTTACAAGTTTTTAAAAATTTGTGATTATTTTTAAAGCTTAAAACAAGCTTTAAAAATTCTTCTAACCTTATTCAAAAAAATTATACCTTTGTGTTTATATAACTTTGTAGACTGTATATATTTATACCTAAAAGAACCATAAAAATTGTGTTTAAGAATACATGATTTGCAAAAAGGCTTCTTGAACCTTGGAAAAATGGTATTAAAATTATAATTACAACGAACCCTAACACCAAATAATTTTTCTTTAAATCCAAAGGTGGAACCGGAGGTAAAGGTGGCCCTGGTATAGGCGGTGGTGGAGAAGGTGGAGTTGGCTTAGGTGGCACTACAGGTGGTGGAGTTGGCTTAGGTGGCACTACAGGTGGCACTACAGGTGGCACTACAGGTGGTGGAGTTGGCTTAGGTGGCACTACAGGTGGCACTACAGGTGGTGGAGTTGGCTTAGGTGGCACTACAGGTGGCACTACAGGTGGTGGAGTTGGCTTAGGTGGAGGTGGTTTTGGAGCAGGTTTAAACACACAGTTCACATCGTTTTTAATGTTATCTATGGACACATCCCTATCTTTAACAATGTTGAATATAACATCGCAGAAATTGTCTGGACAAGAAGGGTTTTCAACATCTGTTGTTTGAAGGTATGATTGTGGGTTGGCGCAAGGGGTGAACCAACAACCATCATTTATAACTTTTCCAACTTTAAGGCTGCGATAGACCTCGTTTAAAGATCTATTTACACACTTGCAGTCTGGTGTGTTGTTGACCGCACAATAGTTTTGAACCACCGTGTCTTGAACATTTTTAGGTTGTTGGTTAAACCAACCACGACACAGCTCACCATCTTTACCGGTCGACTTTAACCTTGAACACTTTGTCATATTTTTACCGGTATCTGGGTCTATGACACATGTATCTGAAGATTGTTGGCAAAAGTTTGCCACTATGGTATTAAAGTCACCATGAGTTCCAAACTTTTGTTTAAAATTGTCAATTTGGTCCATAGTATTGACCTTGTTGACGTCGTATATACATTTAAGGTTAGGACCCCTACCATTCCACGTCACTTTTGAAAGCGGGTCTCTTTTATGGGAGTCTACACCTATAAAACATTCGTTTTTATCTGGTTTTGCACAACGCCTTTTATTTGGACATGTGAAACAACAGGCTTCGTGGCCATACTCCCAATCATCCATACTGTCTGTCTTGCTACATGGTCTTATTGTAGTAGTAAAGGCACAAGTAAAGCAACTACATGGCTGCCCGGTATCATAACTAGTTTTAGTGGATTTTTGAACGGTGAACCCATTTACAATAGAAGTCATTTATTATCTACCATTATTAACACTTTTTTAAATACATTTAATTAAAGGTAGAAATGATCTCGTTTTAACCCTTTCAGACCCAACATCCCACGTCCTACGAGCTTATTGGTCAATTTGAGCCTCAAAGGGTTAATAATAATAAATGGTAGATTTTAATGGCGTTTTTTAACCATTAAAATCTAATGAAATATCACATTTGAATTATGGTTGCATGTACCGCATGTTGGAGAACAGTTACCACTACAACTTTCTCTGTTCCAACCAGCCACAGCGCAACTATTGTTGTAACATTTACCGTAAGATCGACAGTCATACTTGTCGCCGCACTCGCACATTGGAGGAAACCTCGTGTTTCCATACTCGTAACAGTGACTTGTTAGACAATTTGAAACACGTGTTTTAGGTCTGAGAATAGGTTGAATTAATGGTTGAAATCCGGGTATTCTACAGTTCGGACCATGGTATAAACCACCTATCGCTCGTATTGGTCCTGGATAGTGTGGGAACGGGCTTAATTTATTAGCAATTTCAAGGTCAAAACTTGTTTGTGGTTGGATCATAGCTATTAACCACTTATCATTTGTCGATTGTTGGGGTAATGAACCATTGTTTAAAACTGTGGCTTGAGACATCTTTATTTTCTCTTTTTCTCAATAATAAAGATGCCTGTAAAAACCAATAGTTTTATCATTAGAAAAGTCGAACATGAGTTTGGTTTAACCAAAATTAAACCAAGGTTTCCTAAGATGCTCGAGTTGTACCTTGAATTGTTAATAAATAAAAAAAAAGTTAATGGTTCATTGGCAGCAGAAAAATATATACATCATTACGAGCCTATAGTTTCGAGCGAAGATTCGATTGGTGGTGGTGGTTTTAAAGCGGTACCAAGAATAACTTCGATTAAAGAACCTAACCAACCATCCACCGAACGAAAAGGTACCTTTATGTGGGAATCGTCCGATTCAATGGAGCCTTCTCCCATTCTAAAACGTAAAGTTGTTAGACCCGTTAGCAGTTCACCATTAGCAGCTTCTATATCGTCGGAGCGTTATCGTAAGGTTAAAAGGTCCATTTTATCTTCTTCTAAGGCTAGGAATGAAGAAAAGTATCACAACAACCACGCAAATAAAGAAAGTAATATTAAGGAACATCAAACCATAATTCCGCCCGTAAAAGAAATTAAAAAGGTTTATGGCGATGAAAGACCAAATGTAAAAACTTTTGGAAATGAATACTCTAGGGATGAAGATGACCAAAAACGAGAGTTGTTATTTAAATTTGACCGACTGAAGAAAACATACCCTAAAGTTCATATACCCAATTTTAACATGATGTCTAACCACTTGGATATGAAGAAGACGTACGACCATACCTTAAAAAATTTAGCGGTAGATTCGACCGTAGAAACATACAAGTCGTATTTAATGATGGGATTTATGGGTTGTGAAATTGTTTTGGGTAAAATAGGGTTTGATATGGAGGGTTATACCCAACAACAAACATTGTACATGAGCAAGTATGAAAAGCTCCTTATAGAGCTAGGGGAGAAATCATATGTGCCTTCGGCTGTAAGTAGTTGGCCCGTTGAAATAAGATTAATGGCTCTGGTGCTCTTTCAAACCACAATATTTGTTGTGTCTAAAATTATCGCCAAAAAGACCAATGTTAACCTTTTGCAAATGTACAATAGCGTTAATGGTGTTTACGAGTCACAAAGCCGAACTCCAAAAGTTTATAGTAGTGGATTTGTTAGTGGCGGTAGTTCACCTTTAACTTTTATTCCTAAAACAAAAAGGACAGCTTCAACCACATCAGAAGGTAGGATGAGAGGTCCTTCAGCGACAAAAGATTAATTTTTTTAAAGCTTGTTTTAAGCTTTAAAAAACGATATTTAGGATTTTTGAACTAACTTTATTTCTGGTCTCAGTTTACCTAAAATCTGTTGTAAGATTGGAAACTTTAATTTTCTATCTTTCTTGACGTTGAACACTTTTTTCTTACAAATTTTTAATGATGGGTTACATCATTAAAAATTTAACACGCAAAAATTCTTGTTGTACCCGTAAACTCTTTGCGACACAGTGGACATTTAGTCAACAAACTGTTTTTAGAACAAGAAATACAGGTTGCCAAGTGGTTACATGGGGCAAAAACCACATTTCTGAGGCGTGTCAGACAAACTACACATGTAATCTTAGTTTCTAAATTAACAAGGTTTGTTTTAACCTCAGAAATTTCTTCTGGTGTATGGTGGTCTTCGTTTATCATTAATTTTGGCACTTGTTCATCTTCTTCGTTTGGTATTCTTTCAACCTTTTTATTTTCGGATGGTTCCTTTCTCTCCGATAGGTTGTTTAAAGCATTAAATATATGTAATATTGGATCTAAGGCGTCATCCGTTCTAATTTGGCTCAAAATAAACCCTAAAAGTTCTTCTTCGAATTCTTCCGATGTATCGTTATCGTCTGTGTGGAGGATATAATCTATAAAATCTTGCTTTCTCATTCTAGACAAATTTCTACCATTATAACCAGTTCTATCCAACCCCCTATTTAGAGCCATATTTTTCAGAGTCGTTTTATCACACCGCTTTAGTTCAATTTCGTCCATTTATTAGTTTAATACTTGTATATGAATTATATTTTTATCAAAATGATGGTTGAATTCAACCATTTTCTAGATAATAAAATCAAAATTATAATGGTTTCGAACGACTTTATCTAAGTACGCGAAGGGGAATTCCTTCCTCAACATTAAAAACCTTTGAAAATGGTTCCGAATCACCATTAAACACGTAAAATAATATAAACCAGCCGAGTATAAGTAATGGTATACCTAAACCATCGACAATATTATTTTCTCGTTGAAATGGTAGTACAGCGTATTCGGAAAATACAATAAGGAAGCTTGCCACCACAATTAAAGCGATATCTTTTAGAGAATATTTAAGGCTTATAAGAGCCACCAAAGCCGACAACAATACTGAACAGGAAATTAATGGTAGTTTAGGCTGAAAAACAAAACCCTCTTCTTTAAACTCAAAAACGGCCCACAACACACTCACCAAAGCAACCGAAAGAATAGAATTTTTAAGGATTCTGTTGCCTTTATGTTTCAGACTCAAACATACAGATACTATCAACCATCCAAATACATAAAGAGCAACACCAAAGTACTTGCACGCGTTCAATACTGTCTTGGTTGGAGAGTCGTTGTATTTGTTGCGATAGTAGTCTATAATATATTTTTCTCCACCAAACCTAAAACACAGTCCAAATACGACAAGTCCAACCGCTACAGTATAAATCACGGTATATGTTTTCTCTTGAATCTTCATTTATTAGTCGTAAAATTTAAGTTGTATTGACTATACAAGTCAAAAAACACACAATCCACAGAAAATTGAACTTCCAGAGATAATTTACGTTAAAATAAAGATGGATATACATTATGGTCCAAGAGACGAATCTTTTACAGATTTATTAAAAAGTATTTTAAAATACGCAGAGTTAGATGAACCATCAATAAAGAAATATGTTAATAGTCAAACTCTACCTTTTTTTAATATGGCTTTTACGAGTAGTAGTGCCGACGAACAGTACAACTATGAACCATTTGAACAAATGGGTGACTCAACCATTGGAAAGTTTATTGTATGGAGTTCCTATGAAAAGTTTCCACAGCTTAGAGGTAAGTCTGAAGCTGTGGAAATTGTTGCTCGAATGAAGATTAATTTAGGGTCAAAAGATAACCTTTATCAGATAGCAGAAAATTTGGGGTTTTGGCCTTTTATATCAGCTTCCGAAGAGCTTAGACTTAGAGCAAAAAAAAAACTTTTAGAAGACGTGTTTGAAGCATTAATTGGAGTAATTGAATTTGTAATCTATGATTATTCTACACCTAACCATAGTCAACCCGGATTGGCATATCAACTGATATATTCAATTTTGTTAAAGTTATTTGAACCATATACTTTGAAAATCGATTACAACACTTTAGTTGATTCAAAAAATCGACTTAAAGGTGTGTTTGACCAATATAAAGACACATTGGGCTCTGAAGCTGTGTACAAGACCGAAAGGGTGGTAAAGAACGATAAAAATCTATTTATTTCAAAAGTATATGACTCTTCAAATAATTTGCTTGGAGAAGGTGCTGCAGCACTTAAAAAAGACGCCGAAAAGAAGGCTTCTGAAATGGCTATAATGAACCTTGAAAGAAAGGGATTCAAAAAAATAATTCCAAGCTTGTATTCGACCTTTTAAATATAAATTTTTAATGCTCTAGCAGAGCATTAAAAAGTGTAGAAAATTGAAATTTAAATAAGAAAAAAATATTAAAAATAAAGATGTATTCTTACCGTTATTTTGATTTCGTAAAGAATAACCCAGATAAGCCGTGGGATTGGGGTCGGTTATCTCGAAACCCCAATATTACTTTTGATGTTGTGCTCAAAAACCCAGATAAGCCGTGGAATTGGAGATGGTTATCTCAACACCCCAATATTACTGATGTTGTACTCAAAAACCCAGATAAGCCGTGGGATTGGGGGCGGTTATCTCAAAACCCCAATATTACTGATTTTGTACTCAAAAACCCAGATAAGCCGTGGGATTGGGGGCGGTTATCTCAAAACCCCAATATTACTTTTGATGTTGTACTCAAAAACCCAGATAAGCCGTGGGTTTGGTTTTGTTTATCTGAAAACCCCAATATTACTTTCGATATTGTGCTCAAAAACCCAGATAAGCCGTGGGATTGGGGTTACCTATCTGGAAACCCCAATATTACTTTTGATGTTGTGCTCAAAAACCCAGATAAGCCGTGGAGTTGGGGTTGGTTATCTCAACACCCCAATATTACTTTTGATGTTGTACTCAAAAACCCAGATAAGCCGTGGAGTTGGGGTTGGTTATCTGAAAACCCCAATATTAC